CTTTGATAAGTTTCTACAGAGGCAGAGGCTTTACCACCTACGAGTGTAGGTTCTGCACCACCGTTATCCCTGTACCTTGAAACCATGCCATCAATAGCTAGTCGAGCCTGCGCTGAGTTACCTGAAGTAATAGCTGCATTAAATACATCTATCTCACTCTCAGGTAAACTGTCGGCTGCCCATTGCGCCATTTCTTTATAGGCTTCTTCACCGCCAGCGAAACTATATATTTCATTAGTCATCTCTGTGGCTTTAGCCTGTTGTCCTTCTACATAAGAATCCACCATTTCCTTGGGGATACCTTTAGCTTCTAGACCTTTATATGTTGCTTCTGAAAGCTCACCACTTTCATTAAATTCCTTTTGCATCGCATCAAAGTCTAAGCCTACATTCTCAACAGCTTCCCTAGCTTCCGCTGGGTTTTCCGCAGGCGTTTCTTCTGTCGGTTTAGCTGCTTCTTGACGAGACTGAGTGTATTGTTTTTCCAATTCACTATATGCTTTTGAAAGGTCTTCAGGAGATTTAAACTTCTCTGGTAACCATTCTGGACGAGCTTCTTCAGTTTGCTCCACTGGAGCTTCAGCACCTGTAACATTTCCTTCTACCTGTACTTGTTCAACCATTAAGATTTACCCCGCTGAATTATGTTGCCCCGGGCGTTTATGTACTGAACGCCTATTTCAGCAGCTTCGGTTCCAGGCCACGCAGGGTACTTAGGCTCTTTCTTTTCTACCTTAGTTTCCTTCGGGTTATCTTTTTTCAAAGTCATTTTGGGTGTTGTCATCTACTATTCCTGTTGTTGCTGATTAGCCTTTACAACTTCTTTAATAGCACCAGGCGCAGAGGCTTTCATTGTCTCAGCCATCATCTGCTGTTGCTGGGCTTCTTGTTGCGCTTGCATCTCAGCTTGTAATTCCTGTTCAGTCTTAATCAGACCTATAGTGTCAATTCCGTGTCCTGTTGCTAGTCGAGCTACAAGGTCACCAAAGTTGATACGCTGGATTGTTTCGGGTGAAACTTGAGCCAGTTGTACTAGGTCTTGGATATAAGTGCGTAGTTTGTTTAGGTCATTCCCACGGCCTAATGCTTCTACACCAGTAACGATAACTGGCGTGACCGTACCTTTAGGTAAGGCTGGAATCTTCTTGGTTGCAGACATTCTCTTCATCAGTATGTTGACTAGAGGTAGCTGCATCTCTTGGCTCAGTACAGAGTAGACACCACCTAAAGCGGATTCTAACTCTTGAGCCATAAAACGTATCTCTTCAGCGGTAACTCTTTCAGCATTGCGCTGAATAGCTGTGTTCAAGAGAAACGCATAGGCGAGTCTGTCTTCAATTCGTTGTACTGTGTCTAGCACTACACGCATGTCATGGTGCTTCTCAGTCTGGAGAACCTTAACATCGGCAGGGTCACCTAGTATTACATCACCGTTGTGTGACTTAGCTAGGTCAGTTCTTCGGACACTTGCATTAGGGCGCACCATAAAGACAAGTTTAGCACTGGCTGCTGCGGAGCTAACCAAGGCTTCCATCAGTCCTTCAAGGGACTTCAGGTCTCCTAGATACTCTTCCACGAAAGAGCGACCGTAGTTTTCACCGTCTAAGTGAATCATACGTAGGGCTAACCAAGGCATGAGGTCTTTCTTATACTTACCCTCAGAGCCTGGTACTATGTGTCCATCAACTTCTTGATAGACCTTGTAGTTATCTGCGTCTTCTCTGTATATCTTTGTGTATAGCTTGAGGTCTTCATCGCCCTCATAGTCTACCCCGTCAATACCTTCAGGTAATGCTCTAGGGGATACAGACTCTTGTACTATAACCTCTAGCAGTTCCCCGTCTGGTGCCCGTTTAACAACAAAGCTAGACATGGGAAAGACTCGTAGACCTCCTTTCTTTGGTAGGTGTACTAAGACGTTACCGCTTACAATCAAATGCTTGAGTGCTTCAAAGAAGTTTACCCGTAAGGCTCTTCCCTCAATCTCACCCATAACCTCACGTTCAATACCTGCAAGCCCCTGCTCTATCTCTGCACGTAGCTCACCCTCACCATCAAGTTCTTGCTTGGTTTTGGTGTCCATCGCTAGACGGAAGAAGGGAGAGTTAGGTGGGAGTAGAAGAAGCATTAGCTTAGAGGCTAGGTTGTTTACACCTCTGGCTCCGATACTCTGAAACGGTTGGTAAAGGTCTGAAGCGGAACTAAAACCTTCGGGGGTAATAAGGGCAGGCAGTGTCAATTCAGCACATTCTCTGGCCCTATCGAGATAAATTTCCCTGTCTGCTTCTAGTTTATGATAACGCTTGGCGCAGGAATTAATCTCATTCATGGTCTGTTCCTATCAGTTAGCTATGTTTACACCAGTGCCAGTATTGCCACCCATGCCTAAAGCACTGTAGCCGCCCGCACTTCCACCGCCGACTTTAAGTCCACTTAAGCCTTTAGAAGACTTACCGCCACCCTTCTTAATTAGGAGGGGGGAGCTTTCAGCTAAAGTATTTCTTTCCTGAGCGTTCTTTTCAGCAGCCGCTTTTCTCTCAGCTTCTTCTGCATTCTTTTTCATGTTGTTTTCTTGCTTTTTTGCTTGCTGCTGCTGCATTACAGTAGACCCAGCCAAGCCAGCAAGAAGTGCTGCTTCAAAACCTGTACACATTGTATTAATCCTCTAGATTGTTAGGGTTTTCGTCCCGCCGCTTTAACTCTAACAACCATTGAACGACTGACCTCTGGCCTGCCCTAAACCAAACCTCCCTATCAGTCCACTCCATAAGAGCAGACTGTTCTGGGAAGATGAGGTCTAGGTTTTCAATAAGTTGAACTACATTAGCGGGTAAACTTTCTATCTGTTTCTTGTTAATAGACATAGTAGTCCTCTTATATGGTGGGTATTAATGTCAGAGTGGATAGTTACTTACACGATTTCACAGGCACCGCCTACACAAGCCAACTCCTGAGAGCCTGTTGTGTTGTCTTCCTGCTCAAAGTTCTGTAGGTCATCCCAGTTGATTTCACCTGGCATGGCCTTGACTAACTCATCGTAAGTCTCCTCAGAGATTTTCTCATAGGGAGCCTGCTGATACACATGGTCACTATAGGGCAGTAAGCTAATACCACTGACCATATCAAAGTTATTCCACAGCCATTGACAGACTTCAAAGAACTCATCGTCAGTGTAGTACACAGTCACACTAGGCTTATGTTCACACCAGTGGTCTTGATACTTCTTCCATAACCTAAGCTGCTGAAGGGCATCAACATCGTTAACCTTAATGCTTTGTTCAGGTGCTTTGATGGGGAAGCTAAACACCAGTGTCGAGGGGTTCATTACATCCTGTTCCACGGGGAACCCTGCTGCTGACATATACTCTGCAAGCGGGTCTTTCTTGTCGCTACGTACCCGGCGAATGTAATGCTCAGAGAAGCGAGGATGGATACCAGAAGCAGAGTCAACAAGCTGAGACACAGTACCGCTTGGCTTAACACATGTAATAGCCGCAGACTGATTAATCCCAAGTTTAGCAGCCCACTTTTTATTAGTAGCAACAGCAACATTCTTCATCTCCGTAAGCCACTTCTCTAGGTCAGGTGAATTTCTACCTAACAAGTAGTGGTCACATATCCCAGTCAGGCTCACACCTAACAACGCCTCTTCCTCTGTGTTCTTCTTCCAAGAATTACGGAGGTATCTAAAGTCAGTCAAGGTGGCCTGGAGTGTACCGATGATTGCCGCCACTTCTATCTTATTCTTTAATGAGGACAGGTCATCGTCTGCTCTTATAACTACCTCAGATAAATTACAGAACTGGTTACTACGTAGGATAATCTCAGAGCATGGGTTAGTACCGAAGTCCTGCTCATGGTCACGCCTCCCGTTCTTTGCAGCAATGTTCTGTGCAGCTACACGGCTAAAGATACCACGCTCACCAGCCTTACTGTCGTACATGGTGTGCATCTCAGATAGGAAAGACTCAAAGTCTGGCTTCTCTGTGTAGGCTACGGAGTTGTTAGCCAAAGCACGTTGGCCTTCATTCCTCCACCAGTCACCTGACTTAGCCTTAGCCATCCTTGGGTCTGATAGATTAGACAGCGAGATTAATGCTGACCGCCTAACGCCACCCACTACCACAACCTCTGCAATCTTACACACTATGTCGTGGCACTCGATGCTTGTTAGCTTACGTCCCTCAGCTTTCTGGAACACACCCACACAGAAGTTGAACAGGTCAATCAATGGCTGCGGCCCAGAGGCTCTACCGCCAAAGGTCTTAAGCCTAGCACCTGCTGGTCTAATCCTACTCATGTCCCACTTAGGAACCTTACCTGCGTACAGTAGGCTGATAAGCTCACGGAAGGCTGATGCCCAACCAATCTTAGAGTCTGATACTACAATCTCTGTGTCTGTTGGGTGGAACTCTTCAGCCACTACAGGCAGCTTATTGATGAAGGTTCGCTCTACTGAGAAGCCTACACCTGTACCACACATCAGTACATACATAAGCTCATCAAAGCTACGGGGAGAATCTATGTGCAGATAGCTACAGTTAAAGCCCGCTACATTATCCTTATCTAATGCCTCACCTGCGGTCATAATGCATCTCATACTAGGCATTACTTCCAGATTGTATATTGAATGAAACAGTTTCTTACCGTCAGCCTTAGTTATCTGTCCACGGTCTAACCAGAAATCAACGTACCTTTGTACTGTTTCTTCCCAGGTTTCCCTTCTGCCTTCCTCTGGCAACCAGCGGGCATATCTGCTCTTGTGTATAAACTGTTGGTACTGTTCCATTAACGCTGCTCCTGTCGTTCTAAATGTTTTTCAAGATGAGCCATAGCCCGCCACGCTACCTGCGCCCAGTCCTTGTCTATGATATGACGCATCATTGCATCTAACTCATCACCTGACTTTGCTCTATTCCAATGTAAAGTCTCTGCTGTTTGCCCGTGTTGTATCCCACCTAGCAGAGAAATCTTTGCTACCTCTGCGATTGCTCTGGGGAAGTAGTTGACAAAGCCTGTGAAGACAGGGATTGCCTTACGAACTTTAGGGTCTTCAGGTAGCTTGAAGGGGACTACAGGCTGGTAGGGTTTACTGGGCTTCTTGTCTTTAGCTTGTTCCCACTTCTTAGTTAAGGCTGCTTGAGTTGAAGCTGCTTCTCTCCACTCACCACATAACTTGTCCCACTCTCTTGGGTCTATATCGTCTATGCTTCCCATAATATTGGCTCCTGTTTATCAGCGTCCCAGTCTGAAGCCCTTAGTATCTTAGCTAACCTAGCCTGTACTAATGCTTCCTCTTCAGTTTGTCCTGCCTTCTCGTAGGCTGTGACTACCGTTTCCCATGAGGGGTCTTCGGTAAGTAATGCGGTGGCTCTCTTATCACCTATGCCTTTACACCCCTTATACCCATCAGTGGCATCACCCACTAAGGTCTGATAAAGATGGTAGTAATCTGCATACTCCTCAGTGATAAGCTCCATCTCCCCTGCCCTCCATAGCAGACCTGGGATTGTCTTCATGTCCTTATCTTCAGACACAATGACAGTCTCTTCGTACTTACCTGATGTGGCTAGAATGCCCATCACATCATCACCCTCTAGTCCAGGCATCTCGATAGATTCATATAGTGATTCAATCCAGTTCTTTACTACTAAGTAGCAAACGGGCTTACGTACACCCTTTCTGTTGTGCTTATACTCTGGGTAGATAGTCTTCCTGAAGTTATCCTTGGAGCTAAATGTAAATATAAAATCATCTGCTGCTGTAGCCTCAACTAAGTGGTCAAGGTATTGTAGGATTAACTGCTTGGCTTCCTTAGCGTCAGACCAGAGCGACCACACATCGTCACCCCAGTCCACCTCACGCTCTACCGTACTTGAATATCGGTACGCTACTATGTCACCGTCAATCAGTAGTGTTCTCTTCATTAGATGCCTCCGTGGATAGCTGTTTATAAACTTTTAGTGTGTCTGTGGAGAACAACTTAGATAGGTTTACTAGGTACATCTTAGATGCCCAGTTGTCTCCACCCTTAACAACACGGTGGTTATCTAGTTTCTCTACAATCTTCTTTAGGTTCTTGGTTTCAAATACCAGAGTGCAATACACATCATCACCGACTGCTAAGTTATGGAACCAGTAGTCAGATTCAGTGGCATTGATGCCTGAAGGCTTACCGTAAGATTCAAACTCGATTGCTATGTTTCCTGTGGTAGTCCACATGCCTCTCTCTGTTTTAACTTCAACCTTCTTGTTCTCTAACATGTCTAACACTTTGTCTTCGTGCATCTGACCATAGGCTAGGTCTAAGTCAAACTTCTTTCTGTCCTTCTTAGTGGGTTTCAGCCCAGTCGTTTCCGATGTTGTATTCTCCTGTGAGTTCACATCTGAAGTTAAAGTGTTCTCCTGCTCTTGCGATACATTCAACTGCGAGTTTTCCAATGTCATGTGCCATATCTTCCTTTGTCTCTAACTGAATTTCGTCATGTACCCATGCTACTTGTTGACATGACTCTGATAACCCGCTGTCCTTAAGGGCTTTATCGAACTCCACCATCCACTGCTTACATATCAATGCGCCTGCTGACTGGAGTAGGGTGTTGAGTGCTGCGTGTGATGACCTTACCTTCAGGTGTCTACCGTCTAGACCTACTAGGTAACCACGCTCTGATGCTTTCTGTACAAGCTCAATGAGTTTAGCCAGCGCAGGTAGTTTCTTTAGGAATCTCTTCTTCAAGACTGCACCTTCCTTAGCTCCTTTACCTACAATCTCACCTAGCTTTCCGACACCTGCTCCATAGAGAAATCCATAGATGAATGTCTTAGCTTGCGGGCGTGTCGCTAGTCCTGCTGCCTCTTGGTTAGTCGTGTGTATATCACCGTTGACCACAGTCTCACCATAAGCACCGCCATCATACTTAGCCATGAAGTGAGCCAAGCATCTAAGCTCCAAGCCAGACACATCAATACCTACTAGCTTCTTGCCTTTAGGTACTGTGAACAGAGACCTACACTCCTTCCCATAGGGCGCACCCACGGACGGAACCTGTGCAACATTGGGGTAAGCATGCGTTGCCCTTCCTGTTACGGCTCCGTTTGTATTACAACTCCCGTGGATACGCCCGCCTCGCTCAACCTTGAGCCATGCCTGGCGGCCATCGCCTAGCTGTCCTAATCGTTTGATGAGGGTGTAGTATTCGACCAGTAGCTTTGCCTCTGGGTAAGGCAGTGTGGACAGAACCTGCTCGTCAACCTTTGGCTTACCATCATTGGTAAAGTCTTTAGGCTCCCAACCTCGCAGGGTCTTGAGTCTATTAGCTACGTGGTCACGGCTACCTGGGTTAAACTCGATAGTCTTGACCTTGTAGGTCTTGACACCTTTGACGTAGCCTCTGGTCTTGTTGTTGACCTTGGGGATGAAGGGTGTCTTTACTTCCCAGTTTGGGAATGTCGCTTTAAGTTCTTCT